GCTCCGTAATGGAAGCCACCCTCTCAAACATTTCCAACCTTGTTTCGGGTTCGGATATCTGACATTTCGTAAGTCTCCGTAAATTCGGAGCAATCAGATAACCTAACCTTAACAACGAGGTGATGTATGTTTAGCCAGTACTGTTTAGAAGCTCGCTGCCCAAGAATGGGCAGCTGTCCCACAGAAAAAAGATATTCCTACCTGTTTTTTGAAAAGAAAACAGGTAATATATCATTTCGTGGGCGTTGTCTTCCCGCTCTTGTATATCTCATCCTTAACAACGAGATGGGGCTCACGCAGCTTCCACAAAAGAAGCATGCCTACACTGTTGAACAGTGTAGAACCGTGGCCACCATCATCGCTAGGCGTCTTCTCGAAGATGGATATCTTCAGACGAGCCATGCGTGTTGGATGGGTGAGTTCACTTCAAAGTGTATACGAGAGTTGCGTATCCTGAGACGGATGAAACACCACCCCTTCACGGGGAGAGTGTTTGAACTCGTCTCGTTGGCCGCAGGTGCTGGCTTATTCTGGCTACTTGCCCGGGCTCACTGTGAAAACGGTGAGCTTCAAACGGGTGTAGTAGTAGGCACCGAACAACGGTCGGATAGTCTCTTACAGAGAGCTACCGAACTCACCGATAGTGCAAAGGAAAACGTTAAGCGCACGGGGGAAATCCTCCTGCGTGTCAACGATACCTTGCGATCGATGGGAGTGCCGTTGGATGAAGGCAACGAGAAGCGTGTAGGAAGGGCAAAATGAGACAGATTCTGTCTCACGAGCTCATCGATACCTTCTACGCTGAGATGTTCAATGACTTACACGAATACGATCCTACCTATACAGCTTATCACCTTGATGCAAGGATATGCTCCTCGCATATCCCGGATGATCTAGGGTTCTTCTTTAGAACCCTGCCATCCTATGGCAAGGCAATTGAAACATGCCTTATTACTGGTGCGGTATTAAACCCACCAGATAGTTTGCCATTACATCAAGACTCACGTCTTCCAACTTTTATCTATCAGCTTGTTAAAAGGCTTATAGATGTGGAGACGGGTCGTCCTCTTTGGTTCCACCCTGCCTGTACTTACTTCAGAAGCGAGGCCGCATTCGCCTTATTGGCGGTGCGGCAATTATGTCTCGCATTCTCGAAGGTAGAGGATCAAGGTGCCCAAATGACTAATGAGGAGGCGATTCAAGCTTTCTCAAAACGTGTAACTCGTGTAGTTACCGTGACCACACCATCATGGGTACTTAATGAAGCTCGAAGCTTAATTAAGAGTATCGTGATGGATGGTGAGGAACTGGCTGCACCGCTTGCTCAGTGGGAATCAAACCCATTTGGCAGGCATGGGCCAGGCGCTGTTGCTGGTAAGGAGACCGGGATGAGAAAGTGGAACTTTTCCGACGTTCCGGGTTCTTCTCTCCTATACAAATGGAGAGAAGAGCTCCCGAACTATGCGGGAAGAACCCCCTTTGTTTCTAGGTGCGTATGCGTTCCAAAGGACTTTCGTGGTCCTCGAACTATATGCATTGAGCCTAAAGAGCTCCAATTTGCCCAACAAGGGCTAATGGATGTCTTATACGACTTAATAGAAACAAATCCTTTCTCGGGAAGAGGCATTAACTTTCGCGATCAAAGGCCCTCTCAAAGGTTGTGTACCGATGAGAGATTAGCCACGATCGATTTGAAAGATGCAAGTGACATGGTCTCAATGACCCTCTGCCGCTTGCTATTTCCGAAGGCCTTCTTCTCTCTAGTTACTCGCTACCGATCGAGACAGG